GCAGTTCAAATAAACGAAATATCATAATGTTATACGTATATATTATATCATTATGGCTGGGAAACAGGCGCCAACCATTTCAGGGATTATAGAAAAACAACAAAATAACAATGACCTAAAAATCGCATTATCAAAACACACTTGGAATGATGATGAAATAACACAAATCGCCGAACATGGTACCGTAGATGGAAAAATCATTGAAAGTGCTGGCTTCTTTATTGCGGCAATTATGTATCATCCCGTGGTTGGCGGGTTCCTATTAAGAGATTATCGTCCAGACATTAATGATTATGCCCCAATTTTTGAATCCTATCAGATTTGGTTGGACATTGATATTGATATATTTAAAAATCCAGCCGAAATGCGGTTTACAGATACTATGCTTGCCGACCAATATATTGGCGAGCTTGTACAAACGTTTTCTAAAGATAATAATGACAAAAAAATACAATTTATACGCGGTTTATCTGGAAACATATCAAAAAGTTTCATAGAGTTTTTAGAATATGCTTATGACCAAGAAGATTTATGGACCGCGGATGAACGCATAAGAGAGGATTATGTTCGGCCCGAATTAGGAAAAATGGATGGTATTCCGTATTTTTTAATTGGTAAACAAGGACAAGGTCAAGTCACATTCTATCGTAACATTGCCCCCAGATGGTTCTTTATGACAAAGGCGGAACGTGATGAAGAATTAAACGGATATTTGCGAAATTCAATTCTGGCGGCTTCTGCTTCTGCAGTGAAACAAGAACAAGAACTAGTCCAAAATAATAAAGCTGAAACACTGGCAGCGATTTTGGCTTCTACAGTGAAACAAGAACAAGAACTTGTCCAAAATAATAACGCTGAAACACTGGCAGCGATTTTGGCTTCTACAGTGAAACAAGAACAAGAACAAGAACTAGTCCAAAATAATAACGCTGAAACACTGGCAGCGATTTTGGCTTCTGTAGTGAAACAAGAACAAGAACTTGTGCAAAATAACAACGATGAAGCCCTGGCAGCGATTTTAGCTTCTGTAGTGAAACCGCAGCAGAAACAAAAACAAGAACTTGTACAAAATGCGATTCCGGCGGCGATTATGGCGGCTTCTCTAGTGAACCCACAGCAGAAACAAGAACAAGAACTTGTACAAAATAACAACGCTGAAATATTGGCGGCAATTTTAGCTTCTATGGCTTCTGGTTCTACAGTGAAACCACAACAAGAACTCGTACAAAATGCGATTCCGGCAGCGATTCTGCCGGCTTCTACAGTGAAACCACAAGAACTCGTACAAAATGCGATTCTGGCGGCGATTCTGGCGTCTATGGCTAGCAATACCAACGAAAAAGACGAGCTGGACGCAATACGATTATTTATGGAATCCGGTATTTTGTATAGAACAGATGCTTACAATCAATTATATAAGACAAGCCAAATAGAAAACAATAATTATTTTGCCTCAAAAAATGTTTTACAAGATATTATTGGCCAAATTAAACAGAAAACTTCAGAAATTACTACAAACAATTCGGATATAGAAAAGCTACGACGAATTAATGAGAATCAAGAAGCCGAACGAAACCGAATACGAGGGCTTATTGATAGCGAGAATCAAAAAATTGTTGGTGAGACAGCTAAGTATGATGCCGAGTTGGCGGCGGAAAAAACAAGGATTGCTAGCGTTATTCTTAATCGCATTGGAAACTTTATAACAGCCGAAAAATATCCAGGACGTCCGACGCAAGCGGTGAGTATCCAGACATACAAAGATTTTATTACTGCCGAGAAAAGTAAGATACAAAATTATATTAGCGAACATAATGAAAAAGACCATAATGAAAAAGGGTGGAAAAAAATTGACACTGAGTATAAACAACGCCTTAGAGAAATTGGTACACACCTAGGACAGCTTATTCAAAATGCGGTTATTCCAGAAGAACGTATAAACATAGAACCTCGCGAACAAAGACTTAAACCCATTGAAGAAAACATCGCAAAATATCAACTTGAGCTTGATGATATAGACAACATTGCTGACAAATTGAGCAAGCTTTCTGCGAAGGAAAAACAACTTGCCGCTGAACTCGCAGCGTTACAAGAAACCAAACCAAAAGTTACAGCTGAACAAAAAGAGGCCTTCCAAAAATACAGTGAATTGACAAGTCAAAGTAAAATCCTTATTGAAACCGATACAGAATCACAAGAGAAAATTAAAACCGAAATTGTGAGAAAGGTGAAAGAAATGCGCGACCAAGGTTTGCTTAATTGGTTTGACAAAAAAAATAAATATGTTATGCCAATAGATGTCTATTCTGTGGTTGGTACTGAAAATAAATTGATTCCGTTTTTTACTGTTTTTGGTTTGACTGCCGGAAACAATGATTATAAAAACATGGCACAGATTTTATATAATATATACAAATCTGGGTCAATTGATGTAATGAAAGAAAATGCTCAAAAAGATGTAGTGACACAGAAATATCAACAAGAAGCGGCACAAGCGAAAGAAGCGGCACAAGCGACACAAGCAAAAACAAAACAGGTAACTCTTACGCAAGGCGACTCCAAAAAAACCAAAGGTCGTGACACCCGCCGGAATAACCCCTAACCCATAATCATTAGTCCCGGGTTCCTATCATGTTCCGAGAACCAAAATGCCATTTTTCCATCGTCCATTATTGTAAACCCAATACAATACTGGATTCCCACTTTTGTGAAATGAAACACGTCCGACCATTCTATCGGCAAGAAATCAGTGGCCCTTAATTTTACCAAGACATTGTAATATGCCAGCGTCTTTGCCCCGTGTAAGTGTTCGCAGTAATGGACCACGCACAAATAACACCCATATTCCTCGCTCCAAACCGGCGGCGTAGACCCACGCACCTTCTGGAACAGCGCGTGCTCATTCGGGACGGACATCACGATTTTCAACTGCCCACGGTCGTCCAGTTCGCCGATTTCAAATGGCGCCCACCGGTAAATGAACCGCGGATTTGTGTTTTTGGACGGTATCGGTATCCAGTTCTTCTCGCACCAAGTATCTGTTGGTGGTTCCAGGATTTTACCCGATTCAAACATTGCCATAGAGGCCGAATAGTCGCCCATGATGATGCGGATTTTATTGGACACCGAGTGCGACCGATTTGTGGCGACGTATTTCAGTGTGTTCTGGGTGTCGTAGAAGAGACGGACGTCTTCCAGACCCATAATGGAGCGGTCATAAATCGGCAGGCCAAGCATCCCCTCCCACATAAACTCGGGCTCTCCTGCCAAGCGTTGTAAATCAGGTGTCAAATATGCGCGAAGATTCACGGTTTCCAAGTGGCCTTGTGGATGGCTGATGATGTATCGGCCACAATCGTCGAGGCGGTAATTCACATAGCGGACATTGATGACGTGTTCTCCCTCGTGGGTTTTGATATACGCCGTGGATGAGGGGTAGAATCCGGGTTTCTCGGGCAACGCATATCGCGTGACCGGGTTGGTCAAACAGCGCGAAAAAAGGTGAGAGGGGACGCGAACAATGGAGTCGTCGTGGTCGGCCTTGTACCACGTGATGCGCCAATCCGTATTGTTTTCCAACCACGCCCAGAAATTGACCTCCCACGTGATGGTGCGGTATTTGAGCATAAATTGGCCGAAATGTTCTAGGTAGAGGTCAAACAGGTCGGTGAATGATTTGCTATCGCCCACCATGAACCCGCCGCAGAATCGCCAGTTGATGACATCCACGACGTTGTCTATGCCTTGTCCCTTTTCCCAGCAGCCGGGGTTGGCGATGAACCGCGGCTGCCACGGAAATGTCGCCATCGTTTTCATATAATGGCTCGTGGCGGCCTTGTTTTTGAAGATGTGGGCGAGATTGAAGTCCAACCACGCGAAATGGCTCGTGTTGAAGGGGTTCTCATTCACGGCATTCACCACGAACTCTATTTTCATATTCATCAGGCAAAGAAAGAGGAAGGAATCCTTGACTTCGTTGCGCACGGCGGGAAGGCGGGCCTGGTATTTTGCGCAAATGGTGTATGTCCACGAGGTGGTGTAGTCCACGTCGCGTAACAATACGTTGGGATAAGTGGGCCACGTGGCGGCGTATGCAGTGCGGATATCGGCGTCCACATAGAGGATGATGGGCACGCCCGTTTTGGCGATTTCGGCGAAGTTGTCCATTCGCCATTGGTGGGTTTTGTGGGGCTCTTTACAGTTGATATTGACGAAACAAGACACGTAGGTGAGAGTGGGTTTTGGTATTGCGAAGAGATCTGCGTCTGTCGACATCCGTGTTTAATAAATATTTTAGCAACCTTGTGTCTAAATGTATTTTGTATGAAAAATATAATCAAGTAGAGGGTAACTAAATAATATATGGTGTCAATCAAATATTATTTTAGCATTGAAATGTTTATAATATTTGTATAACACGCATATTATAAGTATTTACCATGAATATTGGTTGTCGCATAACAAGTTGGTGAATAATGTCCTGTTCTACCACACCGAAAACATTTGTTTTTTCCAGTATTTGTTGTCTTGTGTTGTTGTACATATACTTTAGGCTTGGGTTGTGATATATAAACGTTGTTTCTGGGTTGTTGTACATAAACCTTAGGCTTGGGTTGTGGTATATATACGTTGCTTCTGATTTGTTGTACATAAACCTTAGGCTTGGGTTGTTCATATTCTATTTCTTCAAAATCATCACTGTCGTAATAGTCAAATATATATTCATCTATATCATCTTCAATTTTATTGTTAATTTGTATTTTTTTGTAAGGTACTTTTGTTTGTAATCCGAATGGGATTTTTACACAGTCTTTTGAAAAATGTCCATTCCCGCCACAAGTAAAACATTTATTATTTGTTCCATTACTCATTTGTTGTAAAATGTCAATGGTTGTTTTATTTAAGATGATTGATACAAATGAACCACCACGGACATTATCAATACCATATTTATCCATATATTGTCGTGTAATTTTATCTTCATCATAGTCATCGCAATTTGGTTTTATTTCCAATATACTAAGAGGCTTGTACATTTTGGTCCACTCAGATCCATTTGATGTAAAATGGTCCTCTATGCGAAACTTGGGTGTGTTTGTTTTTCCAATATAATATTTATTTTGCTCCAATTTCAAAGCATATATATAAACCATTTTATATAATAATTAAAGTATGTTTAAATTATTATATATTGTATTATGCCACTCGCCCTTCCGGCCCTTACGAAGAACACAATTCGCATTCCCCATTCTTCGGTTCAATGGTGAATTGTTGGGCCCGGTGTTTCCCTCTCCTGCGCAAATAATAGATGCCTGTTTTCAGTCCTTTGGACCAACTATAGAAGTGCATAGACGTCAACGAATTGTACGTGGGGTCCTCAATCCACAGATTCAGACTCTGGCTCTGGCAAATGAACGCCCCGCGTTCGGCCGCCATATCTATCACATGGCGCATCGGTATCTCCCACACCGTCTTGTACCGCTGTTTCATGTCTTCCGGCAGATTCTCTATGTGCTGGATGCTGCCCTGGTTTGCGATTATGTTGTTTTTCAGCTCCGTATTCCACAGACCCAGCGCAATGAGTTCGCGCATCAAATACTTGTTAGTCAGGATGAACTCCCCTGCCATCGTGCGTCTGCTGTAAATATTGCTCGTGAATGGCTCAAAACACTCATTGAATCCGAGGATTTGTGAGGTGGATGCCGTAGGCATCGGGGCCAGAAGCAGTGAATTGCGCATCCCAGTGGCTTGAATCTGGGCTTTGATTGCAGTCCAGTCATAGCGGTCCGGGGTCGGCGCTACATTCCACAAATCAAATTGGAGATCGCCCTTGGAGGCGGGGGAACCGGCGAAAGACGGATAGGGGGCCAACTGGACTGCCAAGTCCGCACTGGCCTTCACGGCGCCATAGTAAATCGTCTCAAAAATTAGGCGATTCAGTTCGCGGGCTTCGTCGCTGTGGTATGCGACGTTCATCATGAGGAATACATCGGCCAATCCTTGGACGCCGATGCCAATGGGTCGGTGGCGCATATTTGAGACACGGGTCTTATCCGTGGGATAATAGTTGATATCAATCACGCGGTTCAGGTTGCGCGTAATCACACCGGCCACGTCGGCGAGCTTGTCGTAATTGAATGCGCCGTTTTCTACGAAGGTCGGGAGCGCGATGCTCGCCAGATTACATACCGCGGTCTCATTTTCGTCGGAGTACTCCATGATTTCACTACATTGACCTGTTATTATTCCATTGAAAACCCCCATATGACGCTTTGGTTCTGTAAAACAAAAGGTATCATCAACTCGGTTGTTGTCAACGATTTCTTTGATTTTTATAAAATGGGATGCTGCGCGTTGTATAATATTTTCAGTATTAATAATTAAACGTTTGGGTGTAAATCCAGCTTTTACCAATATACGCAAATCAGTAGATGTAATTAATAACCGATAGAGTTCTTGTGTATCAAATAATCTTTGTCCGCCCTTGCCATCTGGTAAAAGACTGGTACCAATTTCTTTATTTTTTCTAACCTTTGGATTAACCCCGCACGTCTGAAGCATCAATCTTACTTTTAATAAGAAATCTTTATTAACTGAACAAATTTGGAGTTGTTGATTTGTTCCATTATTCGCAATTGAACCATCCGCATCACAATATCCCGAAAACCAGTCCATTTTGTCTTTTAATGTGTGATTCAATGGTACATAAAACTTTTCTTCTATATCCATCGGCAGTTCTAGTGACAGTCTGCCACTATTTTCACATACGGTTCTATACGTCATATGATCTAATAGTTCTTTCTTCTCTCCGTATAAAAATATTTTGGGTTTTTTTTCGTAACTGATTCCGTTACAATAGACATTGTCTTCGTAGGTTTTCGTTTTTGTATTTTCATTTTCATAAAGTAAATGACGCTTACAAAAAGAATGACCGGCAATCGATTTAAACCGATTAAGATTTAAATCCTCACCTTCGGTGTTAGGATTTGAATCATTAACGGTCACGAACCCAGAAGAATGCAAATCCGCACCAAAGGTGCGGATTGAATTATTCGCAGGTTCAAACTCACACTTTACTGGGGGGTGGTCCTTTATTTTACTATATGTACCATCCCCGCAAAAAAATCCATGTGTATAAGGGTACAACATCGTGTTTGTTCCATCAATAATGGGATATTCACACTTAATGATTTTGTCACCTGGTTTGAGATTTTGTGCTTCCGTTTGAATGATTTTTGAACGCGTATATTTTGCTTGTACATAAAACTTATGATAAGGTGTACAAGTTAATATGGATTCATCATCGGTATGAACCTCTATTAATTTTTGATTCTCGCCTGTTTTTTTTACTTCAACTTCACTATATTCTTCGCCGTTCCATACATTCACCTTTTTGTTTTCCAATGACTGGATTTCGATATGACCTTTGTCTGTCAATATAATGGTTTCTGGCGCAACACAGAGATTGCTGCTCTTAATGGTCCCTACATTCTGTTGGTTGGATTTGCGGTTGGCGGCGTCTTTATAGCAAATATACGGCGTTCCCGTCTCCATTTGGGCGTCCAACACCTTGAACCAGAGCTCGCGGGCCTTGACGGTTGTGCGCCCCTTGCCCGCTTGTTCGTACTTGGTGTAAAGCTCGGCAAAAGCTTGGCCATAGACGTCGGCGAGTCCGGGGCACTCATTGGGGCACATGAGAGTCCAGGTTCCGTCTGCCTTGACGCGCTCCATAAAGAGGTCGGGTACCCAAAGCGCGTAAAAGAGGTCGCGCGCTTTCAGTTCCTCGTCGCCGTGGTTTTTGCGCATCTCCAAGAACATCTCAATGTCCGCGTGCCAGGGCTCCAAGTAGATTGCGAACGAGCCATTTCTGCGGCCGCCGCCGTTATGTACAATACAATTGTGAATCATATAGTCGTGTTGGGTTTTCATTTGGAGGTCATAAAGGGTTCCCGAGTATTCTTCGGTGCTGATGCTTTTAATTCGTGTCAATAAAAAGTCATTGTATCTGAAAAACTTAAAAAACTGGTTGTCATTGTATTCAATATTCAACAACTCGCAAATGGCTTGGGTCTGTGGTATTTTTAAACACCAAGCGATTTGTTGGTTGGTTATCGTTTTGCCAGCACTTGATACATGTGTTTCGCCGACTCTGTCTCTAACATATCCACTTGTCAATACGCCTAGTTTTAAACAAAGAAACCGAACACTTTCAATCAGATTTCTGGATGTGCTGTCAAACGACAACTGTATGTCGTGCTCCCCTTCGGGGCGCTCAACATTAGCACTTTGGGAAACGCGGTCGCATTTCCCAAACAACTCGTCGTGTTTACATCCATCAGTATCTATTAGACCTTTTAACACATACTTGGATTTTTCAATCGGCAAGTTCAACCATTTATGGTGAGCCCGCTTGGTTTTATTGGAATCGTATAAATCACTATACCGGAAAGGCATATTCAGACTCTTATGCCAATTGATTCGCGTATTGTTTTCGTTTGTATCTATTCTGTATTTTATACATTTATTTTCAAAATATTGAATCGCAAAATCTAAAATGTATTTTTTATTGGTAGTATGGAGTGATATGTACCCATTTTGGTCGGTATTGCTCAAACATCCATCTCCTAATAGAACTCCATACATATAACAATCATCGTTTGTGATTTCATGTATGTCTGTACTGTGAGTTGGGATTTTATAAACCAACATATCATCATTTTGTAGGTCTTTGGCATCCACCCATTCAAACTTGGAAATATTTTTGTTTAATCGGTTTTCAATTACGCTGTAATTTACATCATCGCGCATTTCAAATGCGCGATTCGCACCATCTTGCTCACTCAAATCAGCCGACGAAGTCGGCGTTTTGATTGTATTAAGATGTAATCCTTTTACTTGCCCAACTAAGGCATACACTGGGTGCTCCGGTGTAATCCTGAGATTATCAATGGAATGCATGGTTTCAATATTGTATATTTGTCCCTCATATGGATGTTCCAATACGTTTTCAATCGTTTCTACCCCACCCGTCAAGTTGAATACTTGGGTTTCGCCATATGTACAGTTTTGGATTTCAATTGGGCCTTGTGTTGTATATATATATGTTTCCGGGGTTACACACTGATCGACGTATTTCGCAGTGTTATTGAACACACGCAACATCGGCACAATTCCATTGCTATTGCCATTGGTGCCGCGAATCTGGCTGCCCGTCGCGCGCACATTGTGGATGTGCATCCCGATTCCGCCCGCCCATTTACTAATGAGTGCGCAGTCCTTCAGCGTGTTGTAAATGCCGCCGATGCTGTCCTCCTCCATTGCGATTAAAAAACAGTTTTCAGCAATAATACCACCAATGCTGTATGAATGGTCATTTTCTATGCCGAGTGTGTATACATGGTCGCATTTTATGTCTGACAAATATTTTTCATTTAATCTCATAAATGTAACACCGTCAATTATTTTAACACAAACCCAATTTTTTTTATCTTTATCCATTAATGGTATACGGTCATCTTTGTAGAATTTTTTAAGTAATCCAGCAAGCATTGCGTGTGGAATTAGCATTCTACCGGTTGCGTTACAATTTACTTTATGTAAAAGTGTTAATGTGACTGGAATACCAACTGAACGAGCTAAATGAAAAATACTTTTCATTAATGGTGGATTTGTAAGTTGTAATTGAATAGATCCTGACATTGATAAACATCCATCTGTCGATGTTAAGCCTGCCAAAAAATAACGTATCTGGTCATACCCAAACTTATTAAAAAATGCTGGCAATTGTTTTCCAGAAAATTTACTGCCGAACACTTGTTTGAATATTCTTGCAATAATTGTATTGAACACTGTCATTTGGACCATTCCATTTTTATCAGTATACACAGAAATATCATTAATTCCAAGTTTCAATGGAAACATTTTTTTCACAAAATTAATAAGTTCAACATTCGTGTGATATGATACTATTGATATCGATCGTGGTGCCACAATTCTCTGTGAATTTTTCACATGTGTAATACATCCATCACCATACCACATTCCAATTAATTCTATAAATTCATTATCAAAAGTCCAATATCTGTTAAATGCTTGGGTTTTTTTTTCACAAATACAGTCACCATTTTTTTTGTGTAAAACATATTCATAAGTTGTATACACTTTGTCATCATCGCCGTAGACATATTTATATTTAACATTGTATCCATCACCATCAATATTATCTAATATATCTTTTACATCTAAAACATAATCTTCCATTTTTGTTTTTTTGTTTGGTATGGATATCCAATCACCCACTCGCAAATACTCGACCGAGTTAAATGATGGTTTATACCCCCATTTCTCTTGTTCAATTGATAAAGACCATAATCTATGGTTATCGGTCACTGTTAATGTAGGGGTTCCTGCTACTTTAATATTAAATAATTTACGTTCACCCAATAAATTTTTATGTAGTTGAACAACTTTTTGAACATTTCCGGTATGTGTCACAACTTCATCTCCTATTTCTACACTTTCAATTGGAAGCACACCACGCATAGTATAAACTTCTGTTCCTTCTATAAAACACGAGCTGAGTTGGGGGCGCGGCGTGCCCGCGTTGAAAAGCGTCGGCGTGGCGTGGGTGAAGTATTTCTGCGACATCAGGTGGTAGGTCTCTATGGCTGCGTCAATGTCGGCGCCGTGGATACCAAGCGCAACGCGCATCCACATATGCTGGGGACGCTCTATGATGACCCCATTGGAACGCATCAAATAGGATTTCTCCAAGGTACGGAACCCGAAATAGTCAATGAGATAGTCCCGGCGGAAGTCAATCGCGGCATTGATGGCGTCGGCGTGCTCTTCTGTCACATCATAGATGTCCTTTGATAAGAGAGGCGACACGTTGCCATTCTTGTCTATGGCGTGAAAAAGGGTCCGCACCACTTCGCGAAAGTCCGCGACGGTGCTCTTGTGGTGATTTGATACCACGATGTGAGAGGCGATGGTGCCGTAATCATAATGGGTGGATGACAGCGCCGCGCATTGCTCGGCCGTGAGGTCGTCAATCTTGGTGGTGGAAATCTTGTCGTAAAGCTGGTCAATGATTTTCATCGCGAGAGAGGTATAGTTGATTTTGACCCCCGCCTCGGTGCCGATGGTCTTGATGCGATGGAGAATCTTGTCAAACGACACGATTTCGGTGGAGCCGCTGCGCTTAGTCACATACATTTCGTCGCTGGACATTGGTTAGAATATATATTTACGCGTCGGAGTTCTAAATTGTTTTACAAAATAATATACTATTGGTGCCTCTATATGTCCAAAAGTTGGATAACGCATCCGCCGCTTGTTGGTGTTTTGGGCGCGCGCTTCTTCGGCAACCTGTGCTCGTGGCCGGTCGCGCGCTCTTTTAAAACTACGCTCCAGAAGTCGCGGATGAGCGGCTCCGCCGCGGCAAACCAGTCGCGATTGCGTTTCACCAGAATACACGAAAATGTCTCGCAATACCAGTAAATGCGACGATACAGGACGTGTGTCTCGCCCACTTCGCGCTTCTTCTCGGCAATCCACGCTTCAATCGCCGGTTTTTCTAATGGCGTATCCAGCGGCAGATACACGTATTTCGGCGAATTGTCCACGAAATCGCGTTTGACGAAATAGAGGATGACCCCATTGTACAAATATTTGGGTATGCTTGCGTAAAACTTGGTCTCTGCGTCGTCGTCGGCTGTTGTTACCGCCTCGGCGTGTTCGCGGAACTGCGTCTCTATGAAATGGCAATTGTCCAGGTTACACACTTCCATTTGGACTTGCATCTGGACCCAGTATGCCATAGAGGGTATGCCCGTGATTTCACGGTTCACGATGTTTTTGATTTCCAACATCATACCGTATTCAGGCGAGTCAGTGGGGGATACTACGATGCCGTCGGGAGACGCACCGAGACAGGCCACGCGCGGATGCTGGATACATCCAAATTGGCCCACAACACACTTGTTGCGATGCTCGTAAATAGCGACGGAGAGTGGCTCGTACTTCACCCCCCAATGAAGCGGAGAATCCACGTTGACGTGGGTTGAGGTTTCCACAATTTGGACATTTGGATCCGCAGAAGGCAGCGGTCGGCATTTCTCGCACACAAGGCTGTTATAATTGGCGGCGGAACTGAAGACTTTCCAAATATTACTGGCGGTTACGAGATTATTGCGGAAGACGTACCATTCGGGGGTGCGCTGGGCGGGTTGGTATGCGGCCCTACATGCTGCGATTTTTTCGGCGGCATCGGGCTCACTCGCATAATGGTGCGGTCGCGGATGTAAATATTCGCGTCGGGGGACACCCATCATCTTCATATATTCGCGCACGTGTTTGGCGACGGTTGTGCGAAATGTCGTGTATTCTTCGTCGTATTCATCTAGGCTATCATATACGTCAAGTGTTGCGCAGATGGCGAAATATTCGTCGGTTGCGAGATTGACTAACGTATCGTAGAATGTAGGGTCGTGTTGTTTAATAGCGTTGGTTTCTAAATATTCCCCCACGAAAAGGCAGACTTCTGTCTCCAATTCTAGTTGGTCATATTCGGTTAAGTTGGATGTCATATCTTATATATTTAGGTTTGTTTTTGTATTGGTTTCAATACAAAAACATTGGTAGAATCAATTTTTTAGACCCTTCAGTTAGTCGGTACCTTCGGCTTTCTTCGGCGTGAGTGACTTCAGCGTTGACACCTTTTTGTCCAGATTGCGCAGTGTGAAAACCCGGGTAGATGGATTGAAGAAAAGTCCGGGTATGGCGGATATGATGCCAGACACCTTGTCGTAATCAACATCGCGCACTTTGGACATCTTGTCTTTCATCAAGCATTCGCTGAAAAACAGTTTGAGTCCTTTCACGTCTTTTGTGGAAAACGCATTTTCGCGGCCATATTTTTCGGCATATGCGTGGAGCTTCTGGATTTTGAGTCGCTTGTCCAGCTTGTTCCACGGTTCATTATTGAATGTCTTTTTTTCTTGTTCCAACAACGCGTCAATGTGATTTAGCGAACTGTTGGCCTTCTCCGCTTCCAGGGCAGAGGCGGAAATCATATAGTTCTTGTATTTGCTCATAATCTTGGCGTCGGGTTGTTGAACTGCGGGAGGCATCGCATCTGTGGGTCTAAAAACATCATTAATTGTTTCGGTTTCGTTAAACATAATTTAGGTGGTCTTTCTTTATATTATTATGTTTAAATGTCTATATTGTTTTGTTTGATTACATTAATGACTACGCCAACAACCCTTATGATTGATTTATCTGTAATAACGAAAACAAAGACGATTGAGCCAAAAGAAAAAACGATTCGCAAAAAAATGGAGGAATGGAAGTTTGACGCAAAATTTTTGGAGAGGGAGCAGCAACTTGCGATCCTTACAGGCCTTGGAACCATTGGCTCCATCGGTGAGGAGTTACGCCGCCAAGTATGTGCCAAGATTTCCGGATACAAATGCCAGGATGTAAAGAAAGGCTTATACGACGAATCCAAGTTTGTGCGTTTTGACGACGTCATCGCCCTAATGACTTCGCGCAAAATGGCGTGTTTCTATTGTAAAAAACAGTCGCTCCTCTTCTACGAATATTCCCGCGACAGTGCGCAATGGACCCTTGAACGCATAGACAACAAATACGGACACAACACCGACAATGTGGAAATCGCATGTTTGAACTGTAATTTGCGGAGGAGAACGATGTATCACGAGAGGTATGTTTTCACCAAACAAATGGGGACCGTGCGTTTGCTAGAATAATCTTTATTCGCGGCAAAACAAAATAAAAGGACCCGTGCTCATTCTTCTAGATATGACAAATGTTAAGGAAAAGCTGGACTACTTTATTGCGTCAAAACGCATCCCCAATATCATTTTCCACGGGTCATCGGGGTCGGGGAAACGAACCATCGTGGGCGAGTTCATTTACCGGATTTATCACGGCGACCGCACCCGCGTAAAAACCAACGTGATGTTTGTGAATTGCGCCCACGGCAAGGGCATCAAGTTCATCCGCGATGAGCTCAAACTGTTTTCCAAATCCAACGTCCAGTGTAATAACAATAACTTGTTCAAAAGCATTGTCCTCTATAATGCCGACGAATTGACGATTGATGCCCAGTCCGCCTTGCGTCGGTGTATTGAGCTATTTAGCCACAATACGCGGTTCTTCATCGTGGTTGAAAACAAATACAAGCTTTTGAAACCGATTTTGTCGCGATTCTGTGAAATCTATGTGCCGGATAACAATGTGTCGCACTTTGTTGGTGCTGAGCCGATTTACCAGAGCTATCACAGTATTCATATTCAGTCGGTTTATGGCAACGCAGATGATTTGGTACGCGCAACGTTTGATAAAATCCGGGGAATCGTGGGTCCAGGTAAAACACACCAGGAATATATGGAAATTGCTGACCGCCTCTATGAAGAGGGGGTTTCTTGTATGGATGTTTTGAATTATTTAGAAGCGAACGCTAGCGATTCAATCGTCCGCCTGCGATTCTGCTACAACAAGATAAAGAGCGAGTTCCGCTCCGAGAAAATGCTGATGCTCTATTTGTTTGACTTCCACTACCTTCGTTCAAATAAGTGTTTAAAAAATATTTCCTTTTTATAAATGGATGATTTTGTATTGGCAAACTTGAATGAATCACGCAATGAATGGTGTAGTCGTTTAGTGGGTATCTTGTCACCTCTCATCATGGAAGGCGTGCGGTCTATTTTCAATGAGTCGTGGAAGCTGAGTTTGGACACGAACGAGGTGGAGAAATACTTGATGACTTTCCAAAACTTCTTGTGTCGGGTTCCCAAATGGAATGCAAATATCATAGAGGCTGAGAAATGCCGCATTGTTGAGAAGTCGGGGTGTAACTATTTAGAAGATTTGATTACATGTGTCCACGTGATTCAACTCAAAGTGCTTACTTGCGTTCGCGTCGGCACACGACAGAAAAAGATTGACATTTCTATACCGAAGCTGAACGACTTTATACATAAGGTCTATATCAACACGGCGAGTAAGGTATATCGCAATGCGTATTTGTTTGATAAATATGCCGCGCCATTGGTACAGCAGCGCAACCAGCGCGAGTTTGAAGTCATTGTGGAGGAATGTATTTTGCGGACGATTCGCGAAAGTATTCCGACGGAGGCCATTGTGCGTGCTTATTTAGACGTCTCGGTTGAACAGGAAGAGGAGGAGGTGGCGATTGCCGACACGCCTTCAGAGGAATCTGCTTCTCAAGCAGGAGTGGAACAAGATGACCCCATCAAAGAACCCGAAGCCCCGCCCAGCACCGTTCCGTCCATTACCAACATTGATGACAAGCCAGTCATTAATAAACTATCGTTCAATGATATTGACCAGGCACTCACCGAGGACGGACACATAGAGGAAATCAACGCACCCAAGACCGACTCGCGCTTGGATGATATTAGTAGAATGCGGTATGAAAAGCGGAGGGCCGATGAAGAGGAAGATGACGACGAAGACCTAATTAAGGTGGGCGACGATGTTGTCCTGGATTTAGACGCGGCGGATTTAGGCGGAGGGGCATTTACTGACACCCCCATCCAATTGGATTTTGACGAGTTTGCGTAAAAAGGAGGGAAAAGATTCCGATTGTTGATTTATAATGGAATCCATCGTGTCTATTGTTGTGGTCACTACGATTTTCTACATTGTTGTAAAGACAATTGATATGAAATATGTCAAAAAAGAACTGAAACCGTTGAAGGAGATGATGCGCGATGCTGCCGTCGTGTCCATTTCCAGTGGGATTGCGGTGTTTTCGGTGATGACGCTGAACAAACCTGTGGGCGGATTCTTTGATGCCATTACGGAGAAGACGGCGATTCCTGCGGCGGCCAATGTTTTCACGGGCGACCCGGGATTCTAAGGCACGGTCATAATAAAACAATAAATAACGGTGTTTATTGTTTTACACATTTGAAGATTTTTTATAGCTTGCGTATTACGCGGTGCGGGTATCCAAACGTTTTTAAAACGTGGACGATTTCATATTTCCCCGAAGCCAAGTATGCATCCACCAATGCGTTTATTTGCGGCGCATCCGTATCGTCTATTATCATTGTTCCACCCCGTTTTAACAACAAGTCCGCATTTTTCATATCGCTCGTTGCGCAAAACTCGCTATGGCCTCCATCTACATGGACTAGGTCGTAGGTTTGTTGGCGCCCCTCCATATATAGAGGCATCGTTTTGGTTGAATCCCCGACAATGTATTCAAATGCCACTTGGGAAAACACGGATTCAATGTAGTTGAAGCACGGTTGCGTATAAAGGTGGTGCCCGATATCAAAAACGGTGAATGTCGTGGCGTGGGATGAGAGGAGCATCAACATCGCTGAATGGCCCGCGTTGAAACCGATTTCGCAAATGTGGGTGGGGGCCTGCTTCCCACACCAGAAGAGGTTAAGCTGTTTGTTGTATAACTCAGGGTATTCGGTGATGGACTGGTGGTGGTAGAAGCTGTTGCCTTCAAACGCGGTTTCGGGAATATGTTCTAGGAGGATGTGTTTCAGATCCTCTAAGTAAATGAGCATCTCGGGGTACTTTTCGGCGTATTCTTGGGCGAGTTCCATTATGGGAATATTTGGGGCGTTGTTTGTATATTTGTTTTTGGGGGGTTGTGTTATAGGAATGACATCTTTTCTCCTATGTTTCTAAAAAACTCCCCATTATATGGGACATTCTTCTCCATTGACTTTGCGATTGTTTTGTCGCTGATTTTCATAATTCTTATACAATCATACCGGCAGCCATATTCGCGAATCAGATGGCCCTCTTGGTCAAACGCACCGAATCCATTCTTATATAGGAGAGGTTCTTTTCCGTGTTTCTCTATGAACTTAGTGCGACTGGTTTCGCATTCGCTGAACAATTTGTAGACGCAGCCTTTGACAACAGTGCCGTGTTTTACTGGGGTGTCCAGCGCCGACGACGATTCAAACCCATTCATGGTTGCGGCGGTCTTGCGGTCCAGATACACGTTCAGTATCTCGGTTTGGTCTGCGTTGAGCTTGGCAATGTATCCGAGATTTTGGACGCGAGTTTGTTTCGTCGGTTGAACCGCGGCCATATTGGTTGCGTCTTGGTCCCTCTCCACAAACATCCAGCGGAATCCGCAATAAATCGTGTTCGCAGCGACGGCTTTGGTCAGGGTCGGTCGTTTGATGTCGTGGTTTTCGGACATTAGTTGAGAGGCGGACTCATAGACTTTCACCAATTTCATTGTCTCGGGGTTAATTTGCTGGACTCGGGGGCCGAGGGTGACCAGGGGTTCTTGGAATCCGGTGACGGTTTTGGGGGTCGCGCCCAGCTTTTCAAGGATTTCGCGATTCTGTTTTTCTATGCTGTCTATTTTTTCGTGTAATGAATTGATTCCCATTTTTGTTATCAACATATTTATTTTTTCATCTGAAACATTGTCTTTTTTTTCCAGTTCCAGTTTTAGTTTCTCTATTTCTAGTTCCAATTTGTGTGTGCTAGATTCTTGGTAATTGTCTATTTGACTATTGATTGTGTCAAGTATCATTTGATATGTGAGTTCTTTTCCAACCAAAAACAATTCCAGTTCATTTTCATGGCCTTCTAAATCACGAACACGATTATTACGAATTGGTTTATGGTTGTGGATATATGATTCAAAATCCTTGCTCCTATTCACCGCAAACGCATCCAATAATACACATTCTTTATATTTGCCTTTGTGCTCATTGTATCTACCAGTTATACCGCGGCGACTTTCGCCAATTTTTACAATATATTGTCCATTTTCAAATGTTTTTATACGAATGATATAAACAATCGGAATGGATACTGAAAACTGGGTTAATAAAATCTTTTCCCGTTCAATTATTTTTTGGTGTTTCAGCTTTTTTTGAAACTCAGCTTCTTTTATAGAGGCATCGTTCGCATTTGTAGTTTGGATAGTTTCCAGTTCTTTTTTTGTGTTTTTCAGTTGTTCTGACAGTTCTTTACACTCTTCCATAACAACTTCCTGTAGTGTTTTTTCCATTTTGATATAGTATTCGTGGATTTCGTCTGATTTTTTTGTTCCTGCTTTTAAACAAAAGCGTTTGAATGTGTTTATGGTTAACATAATTACTTCCTTGTTGTGGCCGCCGCGGGCTTCTTTTCTCTTTCTTTCAAGAGAACCCGTTATTTTATAATCAGTATCTTCAATAAAGTTTTTTTCCAATAGACGTTTAGCAGCATCTTTTTGACTGAACCCAATCCATTTCCATACATTATCCAAATCAATTACAAAATCGCATTTGTCGTCATAATTTAAATAACAATAAAAACTTGAAACAAACAATTGTTGTTCATATGTATTGAAGTTTTGGCTAACCTTTTCTAACATTATGGATTGGTAGTTTCCACTAAGTTTTATGAGAGGATTTTTCTCAATCAAGTTTACAATGTCTATGCTCATTATATGATATTATAATGCTAATTTCTTTATATCATTGATTCGTTTGATTTTATTTTTAAAAACAAAATCAATTGTTAGTAAAAACTTTGTTCCACCCAAAAGCAAAGCTATGATAGTAAAAACTTTGTTCCACCCAAAAGCAAAGCTATGATAGTAAAAACTTTGTTCCACCCAAAAGCAAAGCTATGATATTGAATCTTTAAAATAATGTTATACCATATAAAATTGAAATCTTATATATCTTTCATCCCACCAAGCATATTACGATGAAGTGTTTGGCAAAAGACCGCAACACCAATGGATGTCGTAATTATTACCAACCTGGTTCGCGATTCTGTAAGAATCACCAGTATATGAACGATTATAGCGACACGATGCTTGAGCAGACACGTCTATGCTCTGGTTGTAAGAAGATGTATTTTATGGAACCTGATATCAATCAGTGTTCTACATGTAATAATAGAGGCGCAGTCAATCGTGAAAAACTACGCGCCACAGCGGTTGTAGTGCCGTGTGGGAAACCCGGATGTACTCATTCAAAATCCGCCAACAATGCTTATTGCGGACTCCATCAGATTTGCGTGTTTGAAGACGAATGTACCAACGCGGGGACACGACCTTGTGTCCGATATTTACATGGATGTCGTGAACAATTGTCATCGGACTACCCGAATCGGAAATGTACCGAATGTTTGGAAAAGGACCGGGTGCGAGACCGTGCCGCACGAAGTGCCGTCGTGTCGGAGATTGTTGATGGAGTAAAACAATGTTCGGTTTGCTGTAAGACGTGTGCTGTGGATATGTTCGTCGGGGTAAATGGTCAAGCGACCAAGACGTGTAGTATGTGTCGTGATGAGTTTAATAAGCAAAATGAGAAGCGCGACAAGGAACATGTGCGCGAGCTGGACCGGAAGAACTCAAAGAAGCCAGAGAGGGTGGCTGTAAAGAATGAATGGAATGAAAACAATTATGAAAAAGTTGTGTTGAAGGCTTTAAATTACCGCGACAGACAACATAATGAAAATCAAGAAGCATACTTAGAACGTAATGCTGAAACAATGCGGAAATGGCGCGAAAACAATCCTGAAAAAGTTTCTGAAAACAATGAATCACGACTTATGAATATTGGATATAGATACGAAGACTACAAGCGAACAGCAGTGAATCGCGGACACAAGTTTGAATTAGACCTAGCACAATTTGATGCAATTGTTAAAATGCCTTGTCATTATTGCGGGGATATTCAAGAAAAAGGGTTTAATGGGATTGACCGAATGGACCAACAACAAGGATATGTGCTTACAAATTGTGCAAGCTGTTGTCGGCTCTGTAATTTTATAAAGGGTGCGATTGATAATATATCATTCTTACATCGTATTGAACACATATTGACCAAAAACAGTATTATAAAAGGTAATTTGTATCCAGAAGCGTTTGCAAATCATAATGGGTCGTCTTATTCTTTGTATAGAACCAATGCTTCAAAGAGAGGCTATGATTTTGAACTATCCGAAGAAGAATATTATAAAATAATTCAGAATGAATGCTATATTTGTGGTAAGAAAACCGATGAAAATAATATAAATGGCATTGACAGATTTGATAATGATGTTGGATATACTTTGGCCAACGCAAATGCGTGTTGTGGAGAATGTAACTATATGAAACGCGATTTGGAATATAATGTTCTTTTCGACAGGTTTAACAAAATATATGAACACTCAATGAATAAAACACAAATTGAACCAAGTATTTATATAACAGACACACGAACCCCAAATAAAAATAAAAAATCCAAAGAAGAAATCCGCGAAGCATCGCGGGTTAAAAAGCAAAATCAGCGACAAGCAATGCGTGAAAAGTATGGAAATGAAGAATATAAAAAAAAGCGCGCTGAAGAACTCGCAAAATTACGCAAGGATAAAAAAAATAACAAATAAATATTTAATAAAAAACAGTTTTTTATCAAATGAGTATAAAGAGACTTCCCATACATAACCAAAAGAACGTTACATGTAGGTCCCTAACTACTATAGGCTACACCACACATACCTGCCATCACTCTTAAGACATTATAAGAGTAGGCATAAACACGGACCTTGGCAGTGTTGGTTCCAACAACAGTTCCCGAAGAAAGGACAAGCTGGAGGGTAGCATTGTCAATTCTGGAGAAGTTACACGTGCCGCTGGGCTGGTGTTCCTCTGGCCTAAGGGCAAAAGAGTACACGTTGATGCCAGTGTCGGGGGCACGGGTGTGGTGCTGGAAGGGCTGGACGACGTCAAAGTAAGAACCTTCTCTCTCAGAGATTCTGTCCTGGCCGTTAAGCTGGAGCTTAGCGGTGACGACGGGGTTCTCACCCCAGCAGTGCATGTTGAGGGCAGTCTCAGCGAGGACGAATGTGCCTGCATCAGAGACAAGGGAGCCGTTGTTGGCACCGGAATTGGCAGCATCAAAGACGCCGTGGTCCCAGCCAGCAGAGTTGGCGCTGGACACAATTCCGTCAATGGCACCGGGCATCTGGAAAACACCTCCGGAGATGAAGGCGTTGGCACCAGAGGTCTCGGCCTGACCACCGAAGACGGCGATCGAGGGAGGGAGAGCATCAATGGCATCGGTGTAGTTGAAGGGTTGGGGTCCAAGAACTCTGTACAAGGTAGAGTTACCCTCCAAAGCATTGCAGTAGTCAACGTTGGAATCAGGCTGGACAACCCAGATGAGCTCCTTGCAGGGGTGGTTGAAGTTGATCTTGATCTTGTTGGACGAAGATCCGACCGACTCATCACCGGTGTATTGGAGCTGCTCAATGAGGTACTCATGGGGGTTCTGGGCCATCTTTCTGCGCTCGTCAGTATCCAAGAAGATGAAGTCAACATAGATAGAGGCGGCAACAAGGGACTGCTGGTAGGCAGTGGTGACAGCCTGGGAAACACCGGTGGTATCAGAGAGAGACTTGACAGCCCACAAGCACTCACCAATGGGTCTGAAGTCAATGTTGATCTTGACCTCGTGGTACTGGAGGGCGACCAAAGGAAGAGCCAAACCGGGGTTTCGGCAAAACCAGAAGAGGAGGGGGATGTACAAGGTGGTCTCAGGGAGAGCCTTGCGGGGAGCGCAAACCTGACTGGGGCCGCCAGTGGAAGCGCAAGGGCCGTTGATGTCGGCAAAAGCGGGGTCGCACAAGTAGGTCAACTGGGTGGTGTGTCCAATCATCTTGTAGTAACCAGCCTGCTGCTCAGAAGAGAGGGTAAGCTGATTCCAGATGTGCATCCAGTCACCATATTGGCGGTCAATTCTTTGGCCTCCAATCTCAACCTCAACGAGGGCAATGAGCTGCTCACCGGGGTAGTCCAACCAACGGGCATAGACAGGGCCAGTGCCAGCGGCACCCATAGACTGGTTAATCTCGGGGAGAGTAACCTGGACATAGGTTCTGTAGGCAAGATCTCCGTTTCTGGAGATGGTGCAGGAAACACGGCGACCGAAGTCAGCCTGGCCGTTGAAAGTCTGCTCAATAGACTCCATGGCGAAGTTGGTGTGGCGTCTGTACGACACCTTCCAGAAAGTGATCTCGGGGTTTCCAGTCAGGAAAACGTCTTGGGCGCCGTAGGCGACTAATTGCATAAGTGCTCCTCCCATTTTTTATATATACTTCGGAAACATATTTTTTCCTAAATAATCGCGCAAACACCGCATTTTGCGCTTCTAAAATTGGCATTTTTTTGGCGGTTTATGCGTACCCTCTACAGGGTTGTAGAGACGCCACAACGACGTCTCGCTTATCAGGCATTTTTTTATGTGACTCGTTGTGTCCCCACTTTTTATTGTCGGGGCATTATTTAGAAAAATGCCGCGGATTTGTAAAATGGTGGGGTGTCGTAATCGGCCTCTGTATGGTGTGGAACCGGGCGGACCCCAGTTTTGCGCTGAACATAAGAAACCCGGGATGACAAATCGCGCGACATGTAAATTGATACCAGATACTATATCAATAATAAAATGCGCAGACGCGGCGTGTAAATGCCGACCGGCAAATCCGCGATTTTGTGGCTATTGTGTTGCATGTTATACGACCTTATTTCCAGATGACCCGCTCACCTTTCAAACAATGTATCGAACAAAACAGCAGGCAGTACATCAATTTGTTATATCCCGATTTGATGGGTTTTTACACGATTCGCCAATGTATTTATTTGGAGAACGCATAGATTGTCGTATTATGATTTGCGATACAGTGCTTTGTATTGCGACAGCACACACGATTGCGACAGCACACACGATTGCGACAGCACACACGATTGCGACAGCACACACGATTGCGACAGCACACACGATTGCGACAGCACACACGATTGCGACAGCACACACGATTGCGACAGCACACACGATTGCGACAGCACACACGATTGCGACAGCACACACGATTGCGACAGCACACACGATTGCGACAGCACACACGA